AGCCCCGATGTTACTGGCCCTTATCGTTTCTGTTCTGGCAATCATTACAGCCCTAACATTTGTCATGTGCTTGATGGATGCTTGTATTGTTGCTGCTGTTGTTTGTATGCTCTGGCCCTCTTCAAATGCTGCACTGATAATATGGTTTACTTCTTTTACAGTTGTATCACTCATTTCCTTAACCAACAACTTTTTGTCTGGCCCTCTCATCCCTGCAGTTTCCACTGCCTGAATCACCTCCCTCATAAAATAGTCATCAGTAAACTCAGCTTTTGTTAATGTGCCAAATACAGCTTTGCCGAATCTCCTGCCCACTGTGTAATAGATATCAATCATCATATCTTTGATTGGCTGCTCATCAACCAATGCCTCAACAACAGAGCTGGTCAACTCATCAATTCTATCAGGTAAAAATTCCATGATTGGCTTTAGCTGTTCTTTCAGCCCTTTGCGACTTCTGCGAATAGAGCTTTTGTAATAACTGGCTCTGGTACGTTCAACAGCATTCCAGATGTCTACCCTACGAGTTCGTGCCATTGAGCTTTAATTGTTTCAATGTTTCTTTTAATTCCTTTGGTGTATAACTTGTGCTGTATGCTTTCTCCAGTGTTGCATCAAATCCCAATGGTATGATTGAGGTTGGTGCAAATACATCGTCCATGCCATCTACATCAAGTTTGCCCATGCCCATTCTTACCCTCTTTTCATTTGGAGTTAACCACCATGAGTTAGTTAATATTGTAGCCAACATCTGCTCATCCTCTTTTAGCTCTGTAAAGATTCCTTTGTCCATTTCAAGCATGTACTCTTTGCCATCCTGTTTCTCAAAATGAGGTACTAGCCATCGATTGAATTCATCAGCGATCAGTTCCATCTCTGGAATAACAACATCACTGATGCCCGATCTTTTGGCCTCCTTCATATTGCTATATGTCTTATTATCAGGATCGTTGAACAATTGACTTGATAAATTATACAGATTACATATATCTCTCAAACTCATCTTTTGTGATTCGATCAGTTCCAAATCTGTTGCAGGTAGTCCAATTTGTGTCCATCCCATTTTTGCACCTGATACAATGATACGTCCATAATTCTCGGGCCCTCCATACTTCTGAGCATACTTTGTTTCCAGTGCATCAATCTGCTCCTGAGTCATTTCAACATCATCATCAACAGACAAGATTCCTTGTGCGCCCAAATTCTGCAACAACTTCATGGATGCTGTATAGCTATCATTACTCTGAGTGATCACTCTCCTACCTGCCTCGATTGGTGACATGCCTCTCTTGCTATTACTATCAGGATTCCAATACTTCATATATATAACTTTCTCTGCTGGTATTTCTGTTCGTCTTGCTCCTGTCTGTACCTCATACTTTTGAGGGATGCCGAATGCATCAAATCCAACTGACATCAAAGGGGGTGCAATAGTCCATAACTCTTGTGGCACTCCCATGTTCACTCCGTTGTCTGGTGATATCTGATATACAAATGATTCACCACATAGTAATTTATACCCCAACATTGATTCAATGAATTCACTCTTACCCTGTGTTGGGTTTGGCCTGTTCATCAAGTCCAACAATGAATGTTTATAAACTTCCTGTTTCTCTCCATCTACGATCTCAAAGAGTTGCCAATGGGTCATGGCTGCCTTTTTTACTATCCAGTTGATTACAGAATATACATTGGCATTCTTTTTATATCCTTGTTTGATATATGCTTTTTGATCACCTCCCATGTATGATACCACTGCATCATTAACAGTGCTGACCTGTACTCTTTGTAATCTCTCAGCTTTGAGGTGTATGTTGGTAAATGGTATTTTCATTTTATGCGAATATTAATTTTTTCTTATGTTGTAATTTATTAAGGCATACATACCTGATTGCATCAATGCAGTGATTGAATAGATCAATAGGTTTTCCAAGTAGATCACCATTTTTGTTCTCGGCCCACTTGTATTGATTCAACTCCTTTTGCAAATTTACAGAATTAATATGTACTTTTATTTTATATCGTTTCATCAGATCAATGCCATGCTGTATGCTGTCCTTTCCTTTACGAGCTGGTTTGATGTTCCACCTATCTCTGAATAACTCCTCAATACTTTTTGGCTCGGCACTGTCTGCTATGATCTCATCACTCTTGCTAAGATACAGCCCTAACCTGGTGCTGATATCATTGTTTGTTAATCCTGTTTCGTATATATGCTCTGTAAGGTACAAACAATCACTCATATATCCTACCCTGACCAATGCATTTGGATCATTACTATAACCCCAATCAAGGCCATACGCAATCCATTTGCATTCTGGCTCATCTGTGAATGTTTCGTATTGGAATATCTTTCCTTTGATCAGTCCACCCCATTCACCTAATGCATATATCTTGTAATAATTCTCATCGATGTTCTTTAGGTTTTCAATCTGTTTCTTTGCCTCCTCTGGTAAGAATGGATTGTCTTTGTATGTGCTGTGTATCACATCACAATCCTCCTGCTTGATCACCTTTGTATTGATCCATACGTTTTCATCCACTGGATTCAATGATAAAAACAACTGATTAAAATGATGCGCTGCTCTGTTTCTTATCTGCAATGTAAGGTAATCATCATAGGTAAATTCGTTGGCCTCCTCCATCCATATATCATTCCACTCAGTTGATTTGATTTTCTCAGGATCATCAATGCCAGTAAAGTGAACAAAGTTAGTGCCTATCTTTAATGTCCTCTCTGATTTGTTATGATTGCAAAATTGATGGTAATCGTAATCTTTTAACAGATCAATGAATAGCTTATAAGCACTGATCTTTAAAGCTGGTAGGGTTTTCCTGGTAATGAGTAATTTATAATTCTCTCTTGTAGTTAAACGATATATAAACATCTGACATAGTGAATGGGATTTACTCGATCCAGCACCACCCTTATTTATCACTGTCTTTGCTCTGCTCTTTTCGTTCTTCTGAAATAGCTCCGTTACTGTTACTCTTCGGGAGTTGTTCATGCGGTGTGAATATAATTTGTTTCACTTCATTAACGTTTGCTGTTACCTGTACAGGGATCAGCTTTGATGCTATCTTGTAAAAATCTGTTTGATTCTCTTTGGCCCATTTAACAATACCATACTTAGGGTCTTTCTCCAGTGCCATATAAGCATCCATGATCAAATCTTTGAATGCTGTTGTATGGATATTTTGTGATCCTTTTTGTCGGCCTCCTGTCTTATTACCATACTTATCGGCCATATCTAATAATATCTATTTTAGATTTCATCAGTTCATTAAATCTTCTAAGGTATTAATATAATCATAAATATACTGATCTAATACTGAATACTCATAAGAGATTCCAATATTATCTAATTGAATATATAATCCATTCTCTGTTAAATATACCATTCCTTAATTTACAAATATAATAAAATATAGTTAATACTAATAATAATAGTGTAATTGAATAGTTTTAAATAGCTCATAAGCAACCTGTGGTACAATTGCATTACCCAATCCCTTCAATCTGTGTACTCTGTCTTTCACTCCTTTGGCAACTCTCGGGATGTCTGGCTCATGCTCCCAATATCTGTCCATCCAGGTGGATATCCCATCAGCCATTCCACCCATGCTGGATTCAGTTGGGCATTCGTTCCTTGTGCTTTGCTGGTTATCCTTGAATCCAATAATAATTTGCTCCCTATCTGCGCCCCTGATGGTCTTTTTTCTCCTCTGTCTTTCCGTTTTGCTGATTTGTGATCCAACCTTAAATAATCCCATGCTGTCGGTGTTGGGAACATAGCTAACGATCCACAATCTATCTCTCCTGTGCCACGCGCCTTTGGCACAAGCTGGAATAAGAAATATTTCGTTGTTATACCCTTCATCCTCCAGCTCAGAGAGTATTGTTTTAAGTGTTTCGCCATTTTCCATACTGAGCAGACCAGCAACATTTTCGCCAATGACGTATTTCGGTTGAAGCTCTCGGATAACTCTAAGCATCTCAGGCCAGAGATATCTGTTATCGTCTGTACCTTTTCGTTTCCCTGCTTGACTGAATGGTTGGCATGGGAATCCTCCAGAAATAATGTCAACTGAGGCCGTTGTTTCTTTGGTGATTTGTCTGATATCTTTTTCATATATAGTAGTGTTAGGAAAATTTTTAGTTAGTACTTTACAAGCAAATGGATCAATCTCATTGGCCCATATATTATCAATACCAGCCCATTGAGCAGCAAGTCCGAAACCTCCGATACCTGCAAAGAGCTGACCATGTGTAAGTGTTTTGTATTGATTATTCAATTTCATATCTTATCTTTTGTTGAGTTGGGTGCATATCAATTCTGGGCCTCGTTTTTCTGCTCCATGATCCTCCACCAGCTTTCCCAATACATTTCCATCCAGCTCCTTTGATGCTTGATCCTGATTCTGTATCTAATATATAAGTAATAAGTTTTTTATATCCCAATGCTTTTGCTGCTCTCCATGCTGCACCATATAAAAAGGAACAGGCATTTTTTGTTCCAATTGTACAACATCTAATCACTTCCAAAGTCCATCCATCATCCAGCATTCTTGCAACAGGCCTCCCAACAATTACCACTCCAACAATATCATCGTTTTTTTTACAGGCAATTGCATATTTGTGTCCTGTTGGTTTTATGTGATGTCTATGGTGCTTTTGAACAAACATACATGCCTCTTTGAATGATATTGGTATCAATTCCATGCTAATAAGTTGACTATTTCCAATAAGTTGATTTAAGTTGACTACTTTTCAATTATATAATTCATTGATTATCAATACATTACAATTCCAAAAAACAATTAGTCCAATAGTCAACTTTATTTGGAGAAATCTCAGATTTTTTTTCATTATATTTTTTTCTGTATTTCAATAAGGGGTAAAAACATGACTTTTGTTTTATAATCCACAATATCCAGAATCGCAATCGTTAAAATCATCAAAGGATAATTCATATTGTAATCTCCAATTTTCTATTTGTTCATAGGTTATGTTTTCATCCGTTTTCCATCCACCTTGTTTTCTTTTTGATGATTTATTATTTTTAATTGATTGTTTTCTCACCCATTCCATTTTCTTTTTTTCTGTATTTTTAAACCATTCCATTTTATTTTTATGCTCAGATTCAAACATTTTTTTTAAAAAAGTTGGGTTTCTGTGAAAACATCCTACACAATTATTGTAATATTCTTTTCCAAATCTCACTGGCTTATCTTTCCAGTATTGTTCTACATTGTCTTTGAATATCCCATCTTTAATCAATGGGAATACTGGCTTTTGCCATTCTACCATCCCCCATCTGTTTCTGTTTCCAGTTTTTGATTTCCCTATAACTGCTTTCATTTCAAGTAAACCATTGGAGTTCAGTTTTTCATTCATTGTCTTTGCCCTGCGTTGCTCATTAGCTCTGAATCCGATCCTCATTTCAACAGGATCACCAATTGTTTGATGCCACCAGTTAAATATGGGATCAAGTTTTAAAAAAGTTGTACAATATCTATGCAGCTTATTTGGCAGCCATCCACCTCTCCCATCAGCAACCTCATCATAAGTGATACCACTCACCCAATTTATTTCAGTTCCAATGAATTGCTCTAAATCAAATATTACTTTTATAATCTGATCCATTTCCAGTGTACCAATGAATTCTTTACCTATCCTATCACTGACCATCTGCCTGAGTTTAGGATCAGGAAACATGCAGTTTTTGTCATCTGTTCTAACTAAAGAAAATACATTATAATCTGCTGGATAATTAGCTGCTATATATGCCGATGTTTTACCTCCTGATATGCTGTTAACTGTTTTCATTTATTTCGCTTTAGTAAATTGAATGTATCTAATGCCCATACTTGCTCTTTCTTCAATAGTCCACTCATTATATGATGCCCACCTATTAAGCCATTTTGTGAATGTATGACTGTATAACTTAGACCAATCATTATGCTCCTCTTTAAATCTATTGTATAGATGTTTCTTTATGTACTCCTCATCAACCTTTATGTTCTGCTCTGCATAGTCAATAAACTGCTGACAGGTAGAGCTTTTGATTTTCTTAAATGATAGATTGATTTCTTCTGGCTTACAAATCCCATTGGCTAAATACATTCTACATGCCTGTAACATAAAGTTATCAAACCTGTTCCATTCTTTTTTGTTCCAATCTTTAAACAGCAGATGCCCGAATTCATCTTGTGGTGATTTGTTCTGGTTATAATACTGGCTGAATTCCATCTCAATCCGCCTCCTCTCATGGGATGGGCCATCACCAGGTATAACATAATTTGATGTGATAATGATTTTTGGTGATTGATCAAATGGTATATGGAAAGAATCCTTACCCTTTTTCTCTACCTCGATTCCCTCTGTTATTACACTAAATAGCTTATCAAAGCAGAAATTTCTTTCAATGTCCTCAAATGCGATCACCTGAGTATCTAAGTTCACCCTTTGCCATTTAAAGGTATTATCAAACTTAAAGTTTTTCCCATCCACTGATACACATTGCTTGAATTGCTTGATTGAGTTGATATATATGCCTTTGCCAGTACCACCGGAGGGATCATCACTGATAATCTCATCTGTTAAAACAATGGCAGGGATCAGGCCCTCATCTTTAAAGCTGTGCAGCAGATACCCTGTAATTGATAGTAAGGAATCAAACCGATCCTGCTCTTTGTTTGTTACATTGATTAGCATCTGCATAAACTCAGGTGTTTTATCCCAATCACCAATCTCAACCTCTCTGTTGATAATCTGTGATTCCCATATACAACCATCAAGATCAGGATATTGTATTTTTGTGATGTTCTCACTATCTACCTTTATTGCTGCATCTTTGAAATAGAAATATGCCTCTTTTTTATTGTCTTTGTTCCATACGATATTGGCATCTTTTAAAAACTTCAGCTTTAATGGGGTGAATATCACTGATGATGCTCTGATGATATACTCCATCAAATCATTCCTTTTGATGTTGTCCGATTCGTATGGCAGTGCCTCGATATAATCCACCACCATGTTAATAAGATCGGATATATATATCTCTTTTATCTTATTGTTATGAATCTGAATCAATATCCATCCATCTTTGTTGTTTATGTTGTATTTATATATCTGCTTTTGCTTTAACCACTTCACAAACATTGTAAAATCAAATGATACCTTACCTTTGTTGTTCACTTGCCAAAACTTATCAACAATGTTCCCTTTACCCTGTGCCTCTTTTACTATCTTATCAGCATTCTCAGGTAATACGTTTTTGTATTTGATCATGTAATCTTTGATCTCCTCTTTTGATTTTTTCTCCAGCTCTGATCTTGCAAAATCAATGTTTTCAGTATCCTCAAAATATCTGGTTGCAAACCTGTCATTATATGAATAAGCTGATTTCACTGCCAACATTATCTCTTTGTCATCAAAGCCAGAAGAAACAAACTCCCTCAACCTCATTTCAGCATAATTCCTGTCAATCCCAAATGAGTTACATGCATTTGCTAACTGGAAAACATATAGATTCCTATTGCCATCATTGAATCCGTATCTGTTGTTGGCCCATTTCAGCAACCTGTTAAACTTCTCTGTGTCATCAGTAACCTCAATATGGGGTATTTTCTCACTAAATTCATAATCAGAATCAATGATTTTTTCTTCGAATTCCTTAGAATCTTTGTTGATATATATATCCGGATCATAGGATTCATAGCATACTCTATTTATGTTACTGCACTGCTTATCAAAGTATTTACTATCATATAGCTTTGCTAATCCATCAAAATATCCTTTGTGGTTTGGTGCATCCTTTGGTATTTTTACCAGCACTTTCACCCCATTGCCAGAAGGTGATAAGAATGCAGCCAGTGTGTATTCATTTATCAACCCCTCTTTGTCCGTAGTACCATCAAAATCAAGGCATATAAGGCCAGAATGCTCAATCAGTGTATCATCAGTACGCCCATTGAATTTCCCACTGAACAAAACTGATGGTAGTTGCTCCTTGTTTTTATCTCTTGCTCTTTTGTCTTTCAGTGATCGGATATGTTCTATCTGCTCTTTGTATTGCCCTGTTCTTATACGTTCCAGCTCCACATCCAGCTCTATGTGATATGGCTGAGTTGTTTCATAGATGTTTTTGAATATTGTTATCATTTAAAATAATGTTATTTGGGCCTGATGCCTCTTTAATCTTTCCATTGCTTGTTTGTAGTAGTCAGAATCCAGCTCACATGCTGTTAAGTCATATTTCAAGTTATGACAGGCAATAGCAATGCTCCCTGATCCTAAATGAGTATCAAGTATTTTATCTCCTTCTTTTGCATAGTTCATTAATAGCCATTCGTAAAGTTTAACAGGTTTTTGTGTAGGATGAATTCTGTTTGATGGTTTGCCAACTCCTTCAATTTTTTGGCTTTTAAATCCATATCTATTGCCATCCCACATATATTCAAAATGTTTTGCCAGTCCATTAATTGAGCAATATGCTAACTCTCCACTGCTTCTGTTATCATGGTGATTCAATTTATTCCAATAAATAAAACCTTTACAAACTGGTAACATATCAACAAAATAATTCCATCCCCACACAATTTGATTTTTACTTACTCTTATCAATTCATTAAAATATTCTTTTTCTGGTCTTTTATTGTCCCAGTTTTTTTTATCAAATTTATCTCTTCCCAAACTACCTGTTTTTGCAATCCCAATCCCATACGGAGGATCAACAATAGCCAAATCAAAATAGTTATCTGAATAACGGGCCATCAGTTGCATATTATCCTCATTTGTTACATTGATCATGTTAAATGTACATTTATGGCATTCTTAACTGATTGATTTAATTTTCCCCATGCAGTAGGTGTGTTACGTAGCCAATACAGATAATTGGTTCTTTGGGGTGTATTAAAATGAATGATTGGAATGCCTTTGTACTTTCCAAAAGGTAATACTATATCT